TGCAAACGCAGGGTTCCGCAAAATGGGAGTTGGGGGGTTTGTCGCAAATGTCCGAATTAGAACTGTTGCAGTTTTTGCAAACTAACTACCTGCGCGATTTGAAAAAAAGCCCAAACCAGTTCAGCACGCACGATTGCGTAAGCGATGAATTGCGCCTGGTGATTGAACTCAAATGCAGGCGTACGCACTATGACGATATGACAATTGAAAAGAAAAAGTTTGATGCGCTCATCGCTAAAGCTGAAACCTTGTTTTACAACGCCGTGTATATCAACTCAACACCGCTTGGAATCTATGCTTGGAACTTATCGTTGCAAGAAATTGAATGGCACACACACTGGATGCCAGCATCAACTGATTTTGGCAAGAGCGAGCAGATTGAAAAGGTCGTTGGCTTTCTACCAATCAGCAAGGCAATCAAACTAACGGGGGCGTTAGATTACTGAAGCGAATGGATGAAACAATGGCAGGCAGACCAGCAAAGCCAACTGAACAAAAACGAAAGACAGGCAACCCAGGCAAACGCCCGCTGCCTGATCTCAAGAATGTAATTGCACTGCCACAAATCAAAGGCGATGCACCGCTTCATTTAAGCGATGCTGGCCAAAAGATGTGGGCAGATGTTCGAGCAATGGCACCGTGGATTGCTAACACCGATGCCAAGTTGCTCATTGAACTATGTGAAAAGATGGATAAGAAGTACGAGCTAAAAGAAAAACTAGCCGCTACTGACTATGTGCTTTTTACTGATAAGGGTTATGCCTATGCAAACCCTTTGTTTGGAATGTTGAACACTGTTGAAAACGACATTGTTAAATTGCTTTCATTGCTTGGCTTAACGCCAGTTGATCGCAGTAAGTTGGGGGTTGCTGAAGTAACGACTAAGGGCAAGTTAGCCCAGTTGTTAGAGCAGCAAAAAAAGAATGTCTGAAGTTGCTGGGTGGCCACCTCGTTGGCTAACTGAAGTTCCGCTTATAGATCAGATGCGCGGGGATGGCGAGTTGTATGCAAACTTTGCCGAAGCCGTTTGCCGAGTTACTAAAGATTCTGTAGCCTCACCTGCAGGCAAGTTAATTGAACTGCGTGGATGGCAGAAAGAATTACTCAAGCATATTCTTGCCCGCCGTGAAGATGGCAGATTTCGGCATCGTACCGCTTTGGTGGGGATGTCGAGAAAGAACGGCAAGAGCGCACTAGCCGCATCAATGGGCTTGGCTGGTTTAACAGTTGGCGGTAACGGTTCCGAGATTTATTCTTGCGCAGCAGATCGCGACCAAGCACGCATTGTGTTTGGAACTGCCAAGCGAATGATTGAACTAGATGATGAACTATCTTCAATGTTCACGCTATACCGCGATGCAATTGAATTCAAAGATAAAGGCAGCGTGTACCGCGTACTGTCTGCAGAGGCGTATTCAAAAGAAGGCTTGAACCCTTCACCGCTAGTTATCTTTGATGAAGTCCACGCCCAGCCTTCTTGGGAACTTTGGAATGTGCTTTCACTTGCTGGTGGTGCTAGAGCCGACTCACTTCTTCTTGGCATCACAACTGCTGGTGTTAAGACACAAAGCAACGGCCAAGATTCTCTTTGTTACTCGCTATACCAATACGGCCAACAGGTTGTTAAGGGTGAAAAGACAGACCCATCATTTTTCTTTTCGTGGTGGGAGCCAACAACACCTGAAGGCGATCACCGTGACCAAGCACTTTGGCTTGAATCAAATCCAGGCTATAACGATTTACTCGATGCAGAGGAAATTGCATCGGCAGTATTGCGAACACCTGAAGCTGAATTTAGAACTAAGCGCCTCAACTGTTGGGTAAGCACTTCAGTTGCTTGGTTGCCAACAGGTGCGTGGGAAGCGTTAGAGGATAAAGATAGATTTCCTGAACCTGGCGAAGAATGTATTTTAGCTTTTGATGGTGCCTTTTCTAATGACTCAACTGCACTTGTAATGTGGTTACTGGGTGGAGACAAGCCTCACCTAATGGTTGTTGGATTATGGGAACGCCCCGATGATGCTGAACAGGGCTGGCATATTCCAGTTGCTGAAGTTGAGCAAACAATTGTGGACACATACCGCGATGAGCGCTTCAATGTTAAAGAGATTGTTTTTGACCCAGCACGCTGGCAAAGAACATTTATGGTTTTGGATGAAGAAGGTTTGCCAGTTGTTTCTTATCCAAACAGTGCGCAGAATATGGTGCCAGCAACACAAAAGTTTTATGAAGCCGTGGTGAATGAATCATTTACCCACGATGGAGATGAAAGACTTGCTCGCCATATTGCCAACTGCGTAACAAAACAATCAAGCCGTGGTGTTATGGTTGCAAAGGCAAGTAGCCGCCGCAAGGTGGATGCCGCCGTTGCTTCAATCTTTGGCTATGATCGCGCTACACAACCAGCCGAGCCACCAGCACCAGTTGCAAGATTCTTTTCAATTCAGGTATAGGGAGCATAATGAAGAAGATTGATCTATCAGTTGCAGTTGAGGTTGTGGGCGTAACGCTTGCAACAACTGGGCTTGCAATGATTTCAGTGCCATTAGCTTTAATTGTTGCAGGTGTTTTTCTAGTATGGATTACAGAGAAGGCTAACTAATGAGTTTATCAAAGCGTTTGGCGGGGTCAGGTTCTAAGCGATCTGCTAACAATCAATATGTAGAGCCACTGATTCCAGGGCGCCCACAATTTCAATCTCTTGCTGGCGTAACTGTAGATTCAGAAACTGCAATTCGTATGTCCACGGTTTATTCCTGCGTGCGCCTATTGTCAGATACGGTTTCATCTTTGCCAATTGGTGCTTATGTGCGCCGTGGCCGTGAACGCCTTTCTTACACAACTGTTTATGGCGATCAACCAGCGTGGGTTGCACGACCAAACCCTGAAACAACACGCCTTGAGTTTTACGAGCAGATTGTTACTTCATTCAAACTTGAAGGCAACGCTTACATTCTGACAGTGCGTGATGATATGGGCGATGTTCAAGAGCTGTATGTGCTTGACCCAGTAGGTGTGCGCATTGAGCGCCCACGCGCAGGCGAACCTTTAATTTATTATGTAAAGATTAGAGACACACAAGGCGTGTATGAAGAACGCCTAACAGATAAAGAACTTTTGCACATTCCTGATTTCCGTTTGCCAGGTCAGCGTTATGGCCTTTCACCAATCGCCGCTTGCCGCACCACACTTGGCGCAGCAATGGCAGCCGATGTTTATGCCGCTTCATACTTTGGCAATGCTGCTAACCCTGGCGGTGTCATTGAAGTGCCAGGTGAGTTAACTGAAGAACAGGCATCAGACATTGGCCGTGATTGGAACCTTACCCACACTGGCCCATACCGCGCTGGCAAGATTGGTATTCTTTCAGGCGGTGCAGCCTTCAAGCCGCTAACAATCAACGCACAAGATGCGCAGTTGTTAGATACTCGCCGTTTTAGTGTGGAAGAAATTGCACGCATCTACCGTGTTCCATTGGCGCTTCTTGGCCATCCAGTTGCGGGTGCGATGTCATTTGCATCAGTTGAAGCACAAAACCTTTCATTCGTTCAGTATTCATTGCGCCCAATCTTGGAGCGAATTGAGCAGTCACTATCAACACTGCTGCCTGAACCTGATGGATTCATTCGCTTTAACCTTGATGCACTGCTACGCGGTACAACAAATGAGCGTTACGATGCTTACACAAAGGGATTGCGTGAAGGATTCCTTTCACTCAACGATGTTCACGCTTACGAAGATATGGCACCAATTGAGGCTGGCGATCAGTACCGTGTGCCATTACAAAACATTGATGCTTCAGATGCTAAGGATGTTGGCCTCAAGCTACGCACCGAAATTGCTGCTGCATTGATTCAGGTTGGCTTTGACCCATCAGCAGTAACACAGGCAGTTGGCTTGCCTGATATGAAGCACACTGGTTTGCCTTCAAGTCAGTTGCAACAAATTTCAACAATTGACCCAGCCGACCCAACTGCAGTTTATGAGGTTAAGTAATGCCTTACTTTGTCAGCAATAATCAATCCGATTGTTCAGGATGGGCAACGGTAAAACAAGAATCAGATGGTTCATATACAACAATTGTTTGCCACGATAACAAGCAAGATGCAATAGATCAGATGGTTGCAGTTTCAATTTCTGAAGATATTGAACCAGGCGGGGAAGTTAACTCAAGGAGCAAAATGAAAAAGATTGAACGCCGTACATTTACAGTACGCGATGTTGAAGCACGACAGGCCGAAGATGGAACAATGCGCTTGCGCGGATACGCCGCAGTATTTAATGAGGCCAGCGTTCCACTACCATTCATTGAAACAATCGCCCCTGGCGCGTTTCGTAAGACATTAGCCGAAACACCTGATGTGCGTTTGCTTATTAACCACGAAGGTTTGCCACTAGCTCGCACAAAGAATGGCACATTAACCCTTACTGAAGATGATCGTGGTTTGTATATGGATGCAACAATTGCAGATACGAGCGAAGGCCGCGACCTTTACAAATTAGTTGAGCGCGGAGATGTTGACCAAATGAGTTTTGCTTTTCGCGTGATTCGTCAGAAATACAATGATGATCGTTCTCAGCGCACACTAACAGAGGTTTCACTAGCAGATGGAGATGTTTCAGTGGTTACATACCCTGCCTACCCAACAACAAGTGTTGAGGCACGCGAAGCACTACGCAAGGCAATTGATGCAGTTAAAGAAGGCCGCGCACTAGATGGCGAATCAATGATTGTTGTTCAAGCAGTTCTTGATAAGATTTCAGATTCTTATGATTCACTTGAAGAAGGCAAAACAATGCTTGAGGTTGTTCTTGGACTTAACACACTTGAACCAATGGTTGAAGTTGAAGAACCTGAAGTTGAGTTAGAGCCAACAGATATGCCAGCACCAGCGCGTTCAATTTCACTGCGCCTAGCGCAAGCAATTATCAACAACACAAAATAAGTTTCTGCTGCAAAAGTAGCAGAGCGAAGTCGGAGCAAATCCCACACCCTAAAAGCGCCGTGGAGAGCATTGCCACCACCTCAAACCACATTCACACAACTCATTAGGAGATCACTAAATGTCATATTTTGACAATGTAGTAGAGCGCCGCGATGCAGTTAAGGCAGAAATGGATGCAGTTCTTGAGGCAGTAGCCGCAGAATCTCGCACCGACCTTACTGCAGAGGAAACCGAAAAGGTTGATGCTCTTGTAGAAGAAGCACGCGCACTAGATGCAAAGATTGAAAAGTTCGCAACACAGTCAGCAGCAGATGCAAAGGTTGCAGAAATGCGCTCATCAGTTGCAGCAGTAATTACACCTCGCGTTGGTGGAGCAACAGTTACACGCGAAGCACGCACATACGCACCTGAAGCTGAAGTTTCATTCGTTAAGGATGTTTTCAACGCTCAGATTCGTGGAGATTACTCAGCACAAGAGCGCCTTGCTCGCCACACAAAGGAAGAATCAATTGAGCGCCGTGATGTTGGTACATCAAACTTCGCTGGATTAGTTGTTCCTCAGTACCTAGTTGACCTCGCTGCACCATTTGCACGCGCAGGCCGTCCAACTGCAGACTTCGCAACAAGCAAGCACACTTTGCCTGTCGCTGGTATGTCATTGGAAATTAGCCGTATGACAACAGGCACATCAACAGCAGTTCAAGAAACTCAGAACACTGCAGTTTCAGAGACAGATGCTGATGACACACTACTTTCAATTCCAGTACGCACAATCGCTGGACAGCAGGACCTATCACGCCAGGCAATCGAGCGCGGAACAGGCATCGATACATTCGTTGTTGCTGACCTAATTCGTTCTTGGCACACAACAGTTGATGCTCAGGTTCTAAACGGAACAGGCTCAAACGGCCAGTTCAAGGGAATCCGTAACTCAGGTGGAAACGCAATCACATTTACTGCGACAACACCAACAGTCGCACTTCTATATCCAAAGTTGGCTGATGCAATTCAGCAGATTCAAAGCAATGTCTTTGAGACACCAACACACTGGATTATGCACCCACGCCGCCTAGCTTTCTTGCTAGCAGCAGTTGATACAACAGGCCGTCCATTAGTAGTTCCATCTGCTAACGGTCCAATGAACGCATCAGCAGCAGGCGCAGGCGCAGCAGCATACGCAAACACTGGTTACTCAATGATGGGCTTGCCAATCATTGCTGATGCAAATGTTGGAACAACATACGGCGCAGCAACAAACCAGGATGAAATCTACTGCGTAGCAGCACCTGAAATGCACCTTTGGGAGCAACCAGGTTCACCATTCGCATTGTCATTTGATGCAACTGGTGCTTCATCACTAACAATCAAGTCTGTTGTGTACGGCTTCGGTGCCTTCTCAGCAGAGCGTTACCCACTAGCAGCCTCAATTATTTCAGGCACTGGTTTGGTAGCACCAACTTTCTAATCGAAAGTTAAAATTGTAAGAGGCGGGTTTTTCTCCCCCGACTAACCCGCCTCTTACTTCTTAAATGATTCGGGGGAATCTATGAAGTCAGCACATAAAGTTTCAATCGGCAGTTGCGACCCAGGAACAGTTAACGGCGGGTTTGCATTTAGTTTGGTTCAGGTTGCTCAATCACGATCATCACGACTTGGCCCATTTATTCGCATCAAGGGTTCAGGCTTGCTTTCAAAGCAACGCAATCGTTTGGTGAAGCAATTCTTAGAAACCAAATCTGATTGGTTACTAATGATGGATTCAGATGAGCAATTATCTGTTGAAGCATTTGATAAGTTAATTGAAACAGCACACGATAAAGAGCGCCCAGTTGTAGCAGGGTTGGTATTTGCTAGTTTTGAAACAGGCTATCCATACCCGCAACCAGTGCCAACAATTTTTCAAGATGCCCCTGAAGGTTTCTTGCCACTTAACAAGTACGATAAAGATTCAGTTTTTCAAGTAGATGCTGCAGGTACTGGATGTTTGCTAATCCACCGCAGCGTGTTGGAAGCAATCAGAGCAGATGCCGACCCACACCAGGGGCAAGATTGGTGCTGGTTTTGGGATGGACCTATCAACGGTGAATGGATTGGCGAAGATTTACAATTTTGCCGCCGTGTTCGTTCACTTGGATTTCCAATCTATGTCAACACAGGCGCGATACTGCCTCACTCAAAGAGCTACTGGTTAGATGATAGGCAGCACGATATATGGAACGCATAAAAAGAATTTTAAGAATTAAGGTAAAATCAAAGGAAACCGCTACCGCCGTTCCGCAACTAGAACGCGCAATGCTAACAAAAGTGGAAAAGAGACAAAGTGGCGATCACTAACGGGTATGTAACCCTGAATGAAGTTAAGGATGCTTTGAATCTTGAGGATTCAATTGACAATGCAGCCCTTGAAATGGCAATTGCAACCGCTTCACGCCAAATAGATGATTATTGTGGTCGTTTCTTTTACAAGGATGGCACTACTCAGGCACCAGCAACTCGTTATTACACACCAACCGACTATTACATTGCACCGATTGATGACTTTGTAAGCATCAACGAGATTGCAACCGATGATAACTTTGATCGTTTGTATGGCACCGTTTGGGATGCAAGTGATGCAATGTTTGAACCAGTCAATAATCCTTCTCGCGGGTGGCCAATGACTCGCCTGTTGGCAGTTGGCTCTTATGTTTTCCCATTTAACCTGCCTCAATCCATACGGGTTAAGGGTGTGTTTGGATGGTCAGAGGTGCCATACGAAGTAAAGACCGCAGCAAAGATTCAAGCCTCTCGCCTGTTCCTGCGTAACCAGTCACCATTTGGAATTGCTGGTAATACAGATTTAGGAACAGTGCGTTTGGCTGCCAAATTGGATGCCGATGTAGAGGCACTACTGCGCCCCCTACGCAAGAACAATGGCTTGGCCGTATAATGTTACCCAGTGAGGTTAGAAACGGCTTAAAAGCCAACCTAGAGACTATTAAAGGTATGCGTACTTACGAGTTAATCCCTACGGTGCCAGTGGCACCAGCGGCCATCGTTGGCCAGTTAGATTTTACATTTGATTTGAACAATGCCCGTGGACTTGACCAGGCAAACCTAGATGTTGTTGTTTTGGTTCAGCGCTTTAGTGAGCGTTCAGGCCAAAACGAACTTGATAAGTATCTTGCAGGTAGCGGGGATTACTCAATCAAGGCAGCAATTGAATCTGACCTAACTCTTGGTGGCGCTTGCAACACTTTGCGTGTCACATCTGCCGAAGCGGGTAATTACTCATCAGGCGATATTGAGTTTCTTTCATACCGTTACCGTCTCACCGTTTGGGGATAAGGAGAAAAATGAGCTACACAGTTACCTCGGACAATTTCGAGGCAAAGAAAAAGGGTGAATCAATCACCGAAAAAGAATTGCTTGAACTAGGGTTGAACATTGATGCCTTAGTTGCAGGTGAGTATCTTAAGAAAACAGTAACAACTAAACCAGCAACAGTAGAGGAAACAAAATAAATGGCCCGTATAGTCCTAACAGATGCTTCAGTTGTAATCAACGGCACTAATCTCAGCGAGTTTATTACGAGTGTGTCACTTTCAACTAGCGAAGATGTGGTTGATACTACAGGTATGGGTTCAGCAGGGGCGCGTACCCGTGTTGCTGGCCTTGCTGATAACTCAGTTACATTTGAATTTAATCAAGATTTTGCTTCATTAGCACCTGAAGTCTCAATTAACGCAGTTGGTTCATCACTTGTTGGAACAAATGTAACTTGTGTAATCAAACCAACATCAGCAGCAGTAGGTGCAAGCAATCCTAGTTACACATTCTCTGCAGTTTGCTCAGAATGGCAACCACTTTCAGGTGCCGTTGGTGAGTTAGCCACAGTTTCGGCAACTTGGCCGATCTCGGGCGTAATTACAAAGGCGGTTTAATTATGGCGCGCCTAGTTCTCACAAATGCTTATGTTGTTTATGCAAGCAACGACATTTCACAATATGTAACTTCGGTTTCATTAGCATCATCTTATGATGTTATTGATACTACTGGAATTTCAACTACAGGTGCAGCTCGTACTCGTGTTGCTGGCCTTGCTGATAACTCAGTAACAATTGAATTCAATCAAGATTTTGCAGACAATGCACTTGAAGAACTAATTAACGGAACAACAACAACAAACGGAACTGTTGGTTTAATTGTGGCGATGGAAGTTCGCCCAGTTAATACAACAGTTAGCGCAAGCAATCCAAAATATACATTTAACGCTTTGATCTCAGAATGGCAACCTGTTTCAGGTGCTGTGGGAGAATTAGCAACAGTTTCAGCAACTTGGCCTATCTCAGGTCCAATTGCAAAAGCAATTTCATAATCTACTAAGGGGGAAAAGATGGATGGATTAGCAGTTAAGGTAAAAACAACTGATGGTGTTGAGGCTTCTTACAAGTTAACGCCTCGCATCATTGTTGCATTTGAACAAAACTTTGGCGCTGGTATGCCTAAGTTACTGGGAGAGCAACAAAAAGTTGAACACATCTATTGGTTGGCGTGGAAATGCCAACAAATTAATGCTCAAAATAATGGTGGAACACCAGTTAAACTTTTCGGTCCAGAGTATTTAGATAGTATTGTCAGCGCAGAATTGGAAGCCGATAGTTCTTTCGAATCCACCGCAACAGCCTAACTTATACGGTTGCTGCGGTGGCCTGCGAAACTGGTATTTCACCCAATGAATTACTTGATGCCCCTGAAGGTATCTTTGAAGCAATGACGATTTATCTAAAGGAACGAGCTAAGGCCAATGGCTGATGAAGTAATTGTTTTTACTGGAATTAAAGAAACTATTGCAGACCTAAAAGAATTTGATAAGGATGCAGTAAGACGCTTTAACAAGGTTATCAATACTGAACTTGCTGGCGCTGAAAGAGATGCTCGTAATATTATCCAAGATCAACCACCGATGAGTGGCTGGAGTAAGTCAGATGCTGCCAAAGGCCGCGTTCGTGGTGGTAAAGGTTGGCCAGGTTGGAACGCTGGCGAAATCAAAAGCAAAATTACAAAGACAAAAGCCGAAGGCAAAGTTCGTGGCGATTATACAACCAGCGCTGGTGCTTTGCTTAACAAGTCTGCAGCAGGTTCAATCTTTGAAGTTGCTGGCCGTGTGGCATCGGGTACAAAACGAATGACTGCCCAATCTTCAAGTGGGCAATTTCTGCGTACTCTTGGCAACAGATTTGGCAAGGCTTCGCGTGTAGTATGGCGCGTTGTAGATAAAGATAAAGATAAAATCCAAGCAAATGTAAATCGTGCTTTGGAACAAGCAAAAGCTGAATTACAGATACATTTGAACAGAGAGCGAGCATAACAAATGGCAACAGGCGCAATTGTAGCCCGCATCCTCACCCAGTATTCAGATAAAGGTTCAAAGGCTGCCCAAAAAGACATCAACAACTTAGGTAAAAGTTTTGATGCTTTTGGTCGCAAATCTGCAAAAGCATTTGGCGTTGCAGCAGCAGCAACTGCAGCGTTTGCAATCAAGATTGGCAAGGATGCAGTTCAAGGTGCAATTGAAGATCAAAAGCAACAGGTGGCACTTGCTACTGCCCTGCGCAATACAACAGGTGCAACCGATGAAGCCATTGCAGCAACTGTTACTTATCTTGACAAATTAGAATTATTGGTTGGTGTTGATAACAATCAGTTGATTCCTTCCTTACAGATTTTGACTCAGGCAACCAAAGATGTAACTGTTGCTCAGCAATTGCAGGGCCTTGCACTAGATATTTCTGCAGGTTCAACAAAAGATTTAGGTACCGTTTCATTGGCGCTTGCAAAGGCCATCGGTGGAAATATCGGTGCTTTAACTAAATTAGGCGTTCCGCTTGATAAGAACGCGGTAAAGGCAAAAGACCTTGAAGCAATTTTGGCTTCACTCGCCGCAACATTTAAGGGGCAGGCTGAAAAACGCGCTCAAACTTTAGAGTTTAGATTGATTAAGTTGCAACTAGCTTTCAATCAAATCCTCGACAAATTAGGGTATGCCTTAATTCCAGTGCTTGAAAAATTTGCTGCTGTTGTTACAACTAAAATCTTGCCTGCAATTAACGAGTTTGTTGAAACTAATCAAACCAAACTGGTTGCTTCATTTACTCTTGCTGCTAACGCTGCAGTTGTCTTATTAACCGCTGCCATCAATTTTACTAACTGGATTTCAAATAATATGGGCTCGGTTAAAATTATGGCCATTTTAATCGCAGGTATGTTTGCAGTCAATGCTGGTGCAAAATTCATTTTGATGCTTCAAGGAATTACTGCAGCAATGGCAATCCTGCGAACAACTGCTCTTGGTGCAGCAATTGCAACTGCCCTTGCAACAGGTGGCGTAAGCATTGGAACTGCAGTTACTGCTCTTGCGGTAGTAGGTGCAACTGGTCTTGTTACAAAGAACCTCTTTGACATTGCAAGTGGCAAAAGTAGCGCTGGTGTTCAAACTAAAAAAGGTGTTAGCCCACGAGGGAATTCAAACAATATAGATTTTGGTAAAACAATTGGGGGAACTGATGCACTGTCAGCGTTCCTTGCAGCACTTAATGCAAATACAACTGCAACTAAGAAAAACACCAAGTCGGTAATGGACATTGCTACCGAAAATGCAATGAAGGAACTTGCAGCCCGTCAAAAGGCACTTTCAGGTGGCAGCTCAATTGCAATTGGTGGCAAAGGCAGCAATGTTTATAGCGTGCGCAATGGAAATGGCAAGATAGATATAAATCTTTTTGCAGGCAATGTAATTGGTTCAGCCGATGCACTTGTTCAGGCAGTGCAAGTAGGGCTACAAGCTGCAAATCGCCGAAACGGTGGCAGTGGTGGTGGCGGCCGTAATGCAATGGTAACTCTCTAATGCCAGCATTTGATGGAGTTACCTCACCAAGCATTGCGGTGCAGTTTCTTAAAAGTGGAACTTGGACTTCGGTAACAATTTCTGATGTTGTGCAGATTGATTTTCGCCGTGGCCGTGAGCGTGCCGATCTACGCGATGAAGCTGGTTTTGCAAGCATAATTTTTAACAATGAATCAGGTTATTACGACCCTGATAACACAAGCGCATCTAGCCCGTGGGTTGTCAGTGGCAACAGCATCTTGCGTGATGGCTTACAAATGCGCATTGTGGCTACTTGGAACTCAACGGCTTACCCATTGTTCTACGGTTTTCTTGAAAACAACTTCACCAATCAAGGCTTTTTGCCCAATGTAACTATGACTTTTTATGATGGCATTGGCTTTATTGCTGATGGCTTCGCGCCAGCACTGCCAATTGCCGCCAACTCTGAAACAGCAGCAAGTCGCGCTGGTCGGATGTTGACTATTGCAGGTTGGCCAAGCGGTGCAAGCCGATCATTAACTGGCGCAGTTACAATGCTTGCAACTACACAAAACCGTGGATGTATGGAAGCGGTTACAGAGTGCGTTGATGCTATTGCTGGCCGTTTCTACATTTCAAAATCAAATGTGGCTACTTTGGTGCCACTATCTGACAAGTTTAGCCGCCCAACTCAATTGCTTTTTAGCGATTCAAGCGCAGCAAATACAGTTGCTTATGCAGATTTAATTACTAACCCAGGCACAAAGTATGTGGTCAATGAGGCAATTATTATGCGTGGCTATAACAACCAAATTACCTCAACTTTCATTCCTAGCAAAGATGCCTATGGTGTAGTTAAAAAGGAAATCTTTGCACCCGTAAATACAGACACTAATGCGACAAACTTAGCTCTATATGAATCACGCAAACTAGCTTTGCCTGATACCTACATCGAGCGCATTGATTTTAACGGCCTTGTGGTTGCTCAAAATGGGTTGCTTTACCCTGACTTCTTATCAACAGAGTTAGCCGATCAGGTCAGCGTTCAGCGCACAACTTATGATGGCCGTTCTTTGCAGTGGAATCTTGTGGTTGAAGGTATGAAACACACAATTACACAAAGCAACTGGAACATTTCTTTTAATACATCCGACATTAACCCTTACAGCATTACCATCTAGGGGGAGCGATGCCACTTTGCCCGCAAATCACTAATACGCCAATTACCGTTGTTCAAAATGCAGACTTCACAGTTTCTAGCGTTTTGCCTGTAGTTGCTGCAACCACAACACAATTAGCAGCCACCAACGCAGAGGTGGCCGCCGCCGCCGCAGCAGCCGCAGCCGCCGCCTCTGCTGCCGCAGCCGCACAAACTGCTGCTGCAGCAGCTCTTACCGAGGCTGGAATTGCTTACAGTGCATCTGTTAATTCATTGCAGAAAAGCGCCAACACGATTGTTAACGGCAGCAATCAAATTACAGGCATCAATGGCAATGGCATTACTATTTATTCAGGCGCAGACCCAACAACAACTGGTTCTCGCGTGGTTCTTAATTCTCTTGGCCTTGCCGCTTACGGTCCAGGAAATTCATATACCATTTCAAACGCTGTTGGCAATGGAACAACTGTTACATACACAGCAAGTGGTCATAACTTTGCTGTTGGCTCAAGCGTAACCGTTAGTGATTTGGCACCTGCTGGGTATAACGGAACATTTTTAGTTACTGCCATTGCAGGAAGTTCGACATTTACTGTAGCCAATACAACAACTGCAACGCTTACTGATGCAAGTGGTATTGCTTTTGGTCCAGGCAGATCGGTTAACATAACAAATGCAGTAGGTAACGGCTCAAGTGTTACATATACTGCAAGTAATCACGGTTATAGTGTTGGAACAAGCGTAAATGTTAGCGGATTAGCACCTGATGGCTATAACGGAACATTTCTCATTACCTCAGTCGTTGCTAATACCTCATTTACTGTAAGCAATGGAACAACTGCAACACTTACCGATGCAAGCGGTGTAGCTCAAACACCAACTTTGGCTATTAGCGCCACAACTGGTAATGCAGTCTTTCAAGGCAGCGTTACTGGTTCAACAATAATCGGTGGAACGCTCAACATTGCTGGCAAGGCAGTTATTGATTCAACTGGCCTTTTGACTGCAACAGGTGCCACGATTACTGGCACAATCAATGCACAATCAGGCTTTTTTGGAATCGGTTCAAATGGTTGGTCAATAAGTACAACTGGCCTTGTTAGCACTAATTCAGCAACTATTGTTGGTGGCGCTATCTCAGGAACATCAATCACAACAAATAGCGGAACCATTGCAGGTTGGTCACTAACTACAGACTCTTTTACAAATGTCGGTGCAGATACATTTTTGTTTTCAAATCCTGGCAGTGATGGCGTTGCCTATTCAACCATTGGTCGCGGAATTATGCGCCGTTTGCTACTTAACGGTGCATCAGGAACAACATTAGGAACTGCAACACTGGCAGTTGGTGGCGATACGGTCATTGATGGCACTATTGTTTCAGGTGGCACAATTACATCAAGGTCTGGTTTAGTTGTTGATACTTCAGTGACATTTGGAATAACTAATCAATTCCTGTATTTATCTAGCAGTGGAACATTGCGTTCGGCTTTTACCTACGGCAAAGCCGTTACTGGCCGTTCTATGCAAATTAACAGTGCAGGTGATTTTGGAACAACTGCATCAACATTGCGCAAAAAACACGATGTGGAACCTTATGCAATAGATTCTAGCAAATTATTGCAATTGCAAACTAAAACTTTTAAGTATTTGCCTGAAATTGATGACAAGCAAGAACAACAGTATGGATTTATTGCCGAAGAAGCTGAAGCATTAGGCTTATTGCCATTGATTCTGTATAACGAAGAAGGCCAAGTTGATTACTTTGCTTACGAAAAATTGCCTATATTTTTGCTACAACTGGCACAAGAACAAGAAGCACGAATCCAAGCACTAGAGGGGAAGTAAATGGAACAAGAAGTAGATATTCAAGAAGTTCTAAAGAATATGCGTGACACCATCGGCGTACTCGCCCAAGAAAACGCAGTTCTTAAAGCACAAATCACATCACTTAACTCATAACGGGAGAACCGCGCAAATGACACCAGCAAACTGGGCAGGCTTAATTGTTTCTATCATTGCAATCGTAAGTGGATTTGCAGGGGCAGTTCGATGGCTTGTAAAGCATTATTTGAACGAACTCAAGCCCAACGGTGGCAGCAGTCTCAAAGATGCGGTTAATCGCCTTGAAACGCAAATGGAAATTGTCTTAGACCTATTGGGGAAAAAATGAAATTAGTAAAGAAAGCAACACCAGCGGCAGTGGCAGTGCTACGCCAAGCCACCGCCCTGAAGCCAATGCGCAAGAAGGCATCAGATGGGTTATTGCCATCGGCTGCCCATCAGGTTCAAAGCCCGAATTCAGATCACAATACAGGTTTGGCCGTTGACCTTACCCACGATCCTAAACACGGTATTGATTGCGCTGACATCTTCGAAAAGCTAAAAGAAGATAAGCGAGTAGATTACTTAATTTTCAGCGGTTTTATTTGGTCAAAGGAAAAGGCCAAGCAAGGCAACCGCAAATACACGGGTTCAAACCAGCACCATAAGCACCTTCACATTTCAATCAAAGAAGAATTTGCCAATGACACTTCACCGTGGTTTTGTTGGATGAAAAAGCCAAGCATTGTTACGCAGGTTGGTGCTAAAATGGTTCCAGTTCCTGCAAAAAAAGCAAACTAATACCGATTTGTGCCTGTTTTACAATTTACAGGTCAAAACAACAAGGGAGTCACATAATGGAACAATTTAAGCAAATCTCACTTTCTTGGTTTCGCGCAGCAGCAGCGGCAGCAATTGCCCTATATCTTGCAGGCGAGACTAATTTAGAAACTCTTGGAATGGCTGCCATTGCTGGCGCTGCTGGTCCAATCCTAAAATGGCTGGATGCTTCAGCAACAGATTTTGGCAAAGGCTCAAAGTAATCCACCCTTAAATTTTGGAGTAAATAAATGGCAGGTGAGTACAACTTCACAATCGAGCAAGGCGCAACTTTTAATCTCCTTATGACTTGGAGAATTGATAATGTTGCAGTTAACCTAACTGGTTATACTGCCCGCCTACAAGCACGCATTGATGTTGATGAAACTGACACAATCCTTTCACTTACAACAGGTGCTGGCATTACTCTTGGCGGTGCCGCTGGCACAATCAGCCTAGATCAAACCGCAACACAAACTGCCGTGTTGCCAAAGGGTGAATATGTTTATGACTTAGAGCTACAATCAAGCGGTGGCATTGTCACCCGCTTGCTACAAGGTGAACTTAACATTTCTGCAGAGGTGACTCGATAATGGCCACAAGCGTTGTAACAATTAACACTGAAGATATTGATGTCACTATTTCTAATGCACAAGGCCCACAAGGTCCATCGGGGCCTGCAGGTGCTACTGGTCCAGTAGGTGCTACAGGTGTCACAGGTCCAATCGGTGTTACAGGTCCGATAGGTGCTACTGGTCCGATAGGTGCAACAGGTCCTATTGGTGTTACTGGTCCAATCGGTGTTACAGGTCCAGTTGGACCAACAGGTTCAACAGGTCCAATCGGGGCTACGGGCCAACAAGGAATTCAAGGAATTCAAGGTGAAATTGGTGTTACTGGCCCAATCGGTGCTACTGGCCCTGTAGGTGCTACAGGCGCCGTAGGTGTTACTGGCCCAATCGGTGTTACTGGTCCAATCGGTGTTACTGGCCCAATCGGTGCTACAGGTCCAGTTGGCGCAACAGGCCCACAAGGTTTAGTTGGTGCAACTGGTGTTACTGGTCCAACAGGTTCTACAGGTCCAACAGGTGCAGATTCAATCGTTCCTGGACCAACAGGTGTTACAGGTCCAATTGGTGCTACTGGTGCTACTGGCCCTATTGGTGCAACAGGTGTTAGCGGTCCAACAGGTGCTACTGGTGCTACTGGTCCTCAAGGCTACACAACTGGCCGTTACTATTATTTTAACGAATCAATTACTGAACTTGCTGGATTTAAGCAATTAGGTACTGAACCAACAACTGCTGCAATGGCAACTGTCACAAACTCTGTTGCTGGCAACTCAACTGAACTGATGCAGCAATACATCAGCGAGCCATTTGGTTTTACGCTCATTCCTGCAGGCGCTCAGCGCTTTTCAGTATTCTTTTCAAAGCCAACAAACGGTTCAGATGTTTATGCTTTTGCACGCTTGAAGTTAGCAAATAATGCAGGCACTGTTCTTGCCACAATTGGCGATACAGATGCAACTTTAATTCCTTACGATGGCGCAAATCCAATGCTTACGCAGCTTGAAATTGTGTTGCCAAGTTCGGCAGTATCTGCAACAGATCGTATGATTGTTGAATTATATGCTCGCAATGATGATGGCGTTGCTCGAACAATTAACTTTTACACTGAAGGCTCACAACATTATTCTTATGTAATTACCTCACTGCAAGCCGTTGAAGGCCCTGTCGGCCCAACTGGCCCAACTGGTGCTACTGGACCAATTGGTGCTACTGGCGTTACAGGTCCAACTGGACCAATCGGTGCTACTGGTGCATCAGGTGCCGCTTCAACCGTTGCTGGCCCTACTGGTCCAACTGGACCAATTGGTGCTACTGGACCTGCTGGTGCAAGCGGTGCAAACGGTGCAGATGGTGCTACGGGTGCCACTGGCCCAATCGGTGCCACTGGCGCACAAGGGCCTGCAGGCATTGATGGTGCCACTGGCCCATCAGGTGCTGCAGGTGCTACTGGACCTGTTGGAGCCACTGGGCCACAAGGAATTCAAGGTGAACAAGGTTTAGTTGGTGTCACTGGACCAATTGGTGCTACTGGACCCGTTGGTGCTACTGGACCGCAGGGAGTAACTGGAGATGTTGGACCTACTGGTGTTGTTGGTGCCACTGGCGCTGTTGGTGCTACTGGTCCTATTGGAGCTACTGGACCGATAGGTGCTACTGGACCTGCTGGTGTTGATGGCGCTACGGGTGCTACTGGACCTGTTGGTGCTACTGGACCTGAAGGTGCCACTGGACCTGCTGGAGCTACAGGCCCTGCAGGAGCCACAGGCGCTACTGGAACAGTCGGTGCTACTGGTGCTACAGGTGCCAGCGGCGCTGCAGGTGCCGCCGCTGCTGTTTCATACTCGTACAGTGCCACCGCTGGACAAACAACATTTAGCGGCAGCGATCTAAACTCATTGACTCTTGCCTACACAGTAGGTGCCGAGCAGGTTTATCTCAACGGTGTGCTTCTTGTACGCACTACCGACTACACCGCTACCAATGGCACATCAGTTGTGTTGGCACTTGCTGCAACCCTAAATGACACTTTGGTTGTAGTGGCCTATGGCGCTTTCAATGTGGCTAATACCTACACCCAGGCAGAGGCAGATGCACGCTATCCGCTGAATACTTCTTCGTTCTTTGCTGGGAAAAACAGAATCATTAACGGTGATTGTTTCTACAATCAAAGGGCTTTTTCAAGTCAAACTTTGTCAACAGAAACCTCTGTTTATATTGTTGACAGATTTACTGGTGTGAATGTATTGAGTGGAAGTTCTACTTTCTCGGTGCAACAATTTACACCAGGAACTGCGCCAGTAGCAGGCTACGAAGCCAAGCAATATTTGCGTGCAGTTACAACTGGTCAAAGTTCAGGTTTCGCAGGAACAATCTTTGGACAAACAGTTGAAGATGTAAGAACTTTAGCAGGTCAAACGGTTACAGTTTCTTTTTGGGCTAAGGCTGCAAGTGGTACACCCAATGTGTCATTTGAATTTAGACAATATTTTGGAACAGGTGGCTCACCTTCAGCAACAGTTGAAAACGCTGGTGGAACTCAAAAGTTTGCAATAACAACATCTTGGGTGCGTTATTCACGAACAATCACCTTGCCTTCAATAACAGGCAAAACTCTTGGCACCAACAATAATTCAATGCTTGAATACAACATTTGGGTATCTGCTGGGTCTGCCTTTGATAGTCGCACTGGTTCTCTTGGCATCCAAACAAATACTTTTGATTTGTGGGGATTCCAACTTGAAGCAGGCACCGTAGCCACCGCGTTCCAAACTGCAACTGGCACCATCCAGGGTGAACTCGCGGCGTGTCAGCGGTATTATGTGCGAAATACAGGCGGAGATGCGTACTCCCACATTGGTCAGGGAATTGCTAACGCAACCAACCAAGCCTATATTGAAATGAAATTACCTGTACAAATGCGAGTAGTACCAACTTCAATTGATTATTCAACTGTTGCTTTATACGATGGTGTAAGCATTATATCTTCAAGTTTAACTTTAGCCTTATTGTCTCAACAATCAGGCGTTCAAGTTGGTTCAATTAACGCTTCAGGAATTACTGGTTTAACCCAATATCGTCCTTATTTCATAATTAACAATGGCAGCGCAAGTGGCTATGTTGGATTTAGTGCGGAGTTGTAAAAATGGATAATGTAACTTTTATTGAAGTTGAATCAATGGGAATCACAGAAACCCACGCCATCATTGACCGTGGCAACGGGGAATTTACCTCAATGCTCAAATCTACCTACGATCAAATGATTGCCAACCAAAGTTTGGAGCCTAACCAATGACTAGATCAAGAGATACAGCCGATACACAAGACAACCTCGGCGGGGCGGTGGCACCGTATGTTGCGGGGAAGAATCGCATCATAAATGGTGACTTTACTTGGGCACAAAGAGGGACTACTTTCACGCTTGGCGCAGGTGCTTACACGCTTGACAGGTGGGCATCTCTTAGAGATGGCAACGGAACTGTCACATTATCTCAGCAACCATTTACCGCTGGAAGCGCGCCAGTTACAGGTTATGAAAGTCAATATTTTTTGCAAATAAATTGTTCAAGTGTAGGAACTACAAGTTACTTTACTCTTGAACAACCAATTGAAGATGTTAGAACATTTGCAAATCAAACTGTGACTTTTAGTTTTTGGGCGCGTGTTGCTGCTGGACCAACTACTACAGGTCCTTATTTACGCTTCAACCAAAACTTTGGCAGTGGCGGTTCAGCATCGGTTACAACACAATCACCAGGTTTTGTATTTACTAACGAATGGAAACGATATACATATAGCGTTCTTATTCCATCCGTATCTGGAAAAACAATTGGGGCAAGTTCAAATCTAGCCGTTCAATTTATTCTTCCAACTGGCGGAGCAACAGGCACTTTGCAGTTTTGGGGTATGCAACTTGAGGCTGGCAATGTAGCAACCCCATTCGCCCGCGCTGGCGGCTCAATCGGCGGGGAGTTGGCATTGTGCCAGCGGTATTACTACCTTGTAACCGCAGGCGCAGGAAACCCACTTGCAGGCATTGGCTTTGTTGCTAGCACTACAGTTTTTGACGCACAATTGAACTTGCCTGTTTCAATGCGAATTGCCCCAACGGTGGTTGATTACTCTCAGGTGCGTGTTTTCACTACTACTTCTGGCAATGTCAGCGGTGGTACTGTGGCAGTATTTGGCAGCAACAACAATGTTGCTTATATGCGATACACACACGGAAGCCCTGTATTTTTGTTAGATCAAAGTGGCAAGATGCAATCAAATGCAACAGGTGCATTTATTGGCGTAAGTGCGGAGCTATAAAATGGAAAATGTAGAAATCATCGAAATTGAAGGTTCAGAGTACGCAGTCATAGACCGTGGCAACGGGGAATTTACCTCAATGCTAAAAAGCACCTATGACGAAATGATTGCAGCTCAAGAAAACCAACCAACGCTCTAAATACAGATTCGGGGGAATCAATGCGTTTTCACATCGTGGCACTGCCACACACACAGGTAACAAAAGAGTTCGCAGGGTGCGCTTTTACTGAAAAGGTGCGCCGTTTTTGCATAATGATGCACGACTTAGGCCACGAAGTATTCTTGTATGCGGGTGAAACCGTTGAGGCACCAGTCACCGAGCTAATCACCTGCGTTGCAGATAGTACGCGGGCGCAGGCGGTGGCAACTGTTGCTCACTACACGCAATTCCCGTTTCACGGTGCATTGTGGGATGAGTTCAATGCCAACGCCATTGCTGGTATCGCCTCACGAATTGAAAAAGAAGATTTCATTTGCCTTATCGGTGGCAGCGCACAACAGCCAATTGCCGATGCCTTTCCAGCGCACACTGCGGTGGAGTTTGGCGTTGGCTACGGCGGCGTGTTTGCCAAGTTTCGAGTCTTTGAGTCTTATGCCTGGATGCACTCAATCTATGCAGGGTGGAAAAACCCGACAACTGCCGATGGCCAGTTTTACGATGCAGTCATTCCAGGGTATTTAGAACCTGAAATGTTCCCATTGGGAGATGGCAAGGGAGACGAGCAGGGCGAGTATTACTTGTTTATTGGTCGGCTTATTGATCGCAAGGGTTACAGAATTGCACAAGAAGTTTGCCAGCGTTTAGGCAAGCGGCTCATCTTGGCAGGGCCTGGTGAGCAATCAGGATACGGCGAGTTTGTAGGTTCAGTTGGACCTGAACAACGAGCTAAGTTGATGGGTGGAGCAATAGCAACATTTGCCCCTACCCTTTATGTTGAGCCATTCGGTAATGTGGTCATTGAATCACAGGCTTGTGGCACACCTACAATCACAACTGATTGGGGTGCGTTCACAGAAAATAACCCTGCAGGTTCAGGCTTTAGATGCCGCACCTTGCAAGAATTTATGCAGGCTGCTGAATCTGTCAAAGATTTAGACCGCGCCGCTATCCGTCAGCGTGCAGTTGACACCTACAACCTTGATACTATCGGCCTTCAATACGAGGCATACTTTAAGCGCTTGCTTACCCTTTGGGGCGATGGTTGGTATGAAATGGGGGATGAATGAACAGAGGCGAGATATTAGATCACGCAAAGCACCTTACTCACGGTGACAGAAATAAGAATTATGGAAAGCCGTTAACAAATCATCAACGCATTGCAGGCTTGTGGTCAATTTATTTAGAACAAGAGATTTCTCCATCTCAAGCTGCAATGTGCCTTGCACTTGTCAAAGTTGCTAGATTGATTGAATCACCTAATCATCTTGATAGTTTTGTAGATGGCGCTGCATATTTTTCAATTGCTGGCGAGATCGCCACAGATTAAACTTTAGGCGCAAAACGCCCCCATAAAGAAGCCCCGCCACCTGCCGTTCCAGGTTGCGGGGCTTCTTGCTTTCCCAATTACTTAATATATTCACGCAATGCTTGAATGATGATTGCGGTGGCGGTGGTGCCTTCTTGCTTTGCTTTTTCTAATGCTAACTGCCACAAATCAGCATCAACGCGGATTGATCGCAGTGGTGTCATAGAACTACGCACTCAGTCATTGAACCCCAACACCAGCCAAGAAACTCTGCGCTAGGTGCATCAATGCCAACCCACCAAAGGTTTGCAGAAACCTGCCAAACTAGAATGATGCCAACTGCAATTGCAACTGCTCGTACGCGCTTGCCACGCTTTGTAATCATCTTAACGCTCCAATTCTTCAATGTGGGCAATGGTCAGTGCTGAGTTAACAATTGCCCTACGCAGTGATTCCTTCATAACATCAAAATCACCTGATTCACTTGCATTGTTCAGATCACGGCTGATTTGAAACATTGTGTCAGCAATATCAATTACCAATTCTTTGTAAGCACCCATTTTAGTTATTCTCCAAATTCGCTAGGTATGCCTCAAAGCAAGGCAGACATAAGTTGACTTTCATAACTGATTCAAATGTTTCTTTGCACGCATTGCAGGTGCAGGTGTAGTTGGTACTGAACATTTATGCACCCACCTCTCTGTCACAAGCTGGACATAACATAAATGGTGTTTGATGCCATCCCCAGCGATGCCCATTCAACATTGACTTGTAAAATGAATCTTCAATCTCATTTGGAATTCCTGCATCAAATAGTTCTAGTGCTTCTTTTCTCGCTTCTTCTCTTGTAGTCATTATGCACCTGCTCTTTCTTTGATGCGCATTTTTACTTGCCCTGCTATTTCGCAGCACTTCATTGAGCAATACCCAATTGGGTGAGCAAAAGTTTCATCCTGAAAATTCCAAATCTGAAATTCAGGAGTCAATTCAACTATCGCCTCACATTGAGGACAAACCATCGTCATCCATTTTGTAGTCATTTTGCTATCCGTTCTATTGGAAACCCGTTCGTTTTCCAATAAGACAACCCTACCATTTTGTATATACAGACACCAATCCAAAGGGGGTGTTTTGGTAACGATTTGATAACGCTTTTTGGGCGTGTTAGGGTCGGATTAAGGCGTGGAAACCCGAAGAAATTGGGGAATTGCTAGGGTTTTCACGCCTTACCCCTACACTTGGCCTATGACCACGCTAATCGCCTACCAGGGGCCTGATTTTGCCATTCTAGGGGCAGACTCTCAGGTGACAGATGGGGATAAGCGCATCATTTCGCCCAGCACACCCAAGATTATAAAGCTAAAGAAGTACCTGTTAGCTGTAAGCGGTGACTGTCGGCCAGGGGATGTTTTGACCTACAACTGGACACCACCAGCCTACGATGGCACCAACCCAGTTACCTTTATGGGCAGAAAGATCATCCCAAGCATTATTGCCGCATTTAAGTTGCAGGGATTTGATTACACTAAAGAGGGAATTAGTTACTCATACCTGCTGGCATTTGCTGGCAATGTATTTGAAATTGGCGATGACTTGAGTGTGACCCAAAGCGCCGATGGCCTCTATGGGGTTGGCAGTGGCTCTGCCTACGCGCTTGGCGCATTGGCGGGGCAACTGCCCAACCTTGCCCAATCGGATTGGGCAACTGATCGGATTCTTGAGGCGCTGGCAATTGCTGCTAAATACGACATCAACACCGCCCCACCTTTTCAGATAGAAATTCAGCGCCTTTAGCGTGTCGCGCAGTTCAAAGATGTGTAGTATGTGTCATCCTACTCTTTGAACGGAAAGGAATACCAAATGTTTTGGTTAGGTTTAGTTTGTGGATTTATAGGCATCATTTGCCTGTATTTAATTATTGTTGCAGCTTTTGAAATAGGTGAAGGCGAATGAATTTTGAAAAGCAAGCACGCGAACCGCTGTTTTCAATTCATAATCATTCAGATGGCAGTATTGCCCTATATCTTGAAGAACAAGATGCTGTAAAGGATTTAGTCCAAGATGTTGTGGGCGCCTACGAATTAGATGATTTGGATTTATTGCGCCATTCAGCAGATCGCTCAGTTAAATCTGAAAACTACTTTGAACACCTAGATAATGCCCGTGAGAACTTAGGCGAGAACGCACCATTGGTTTGCAATATGAGCGAGCAAGAGGCGTTGATTTTGGCTGAAGATTTGATTCGAGCAGTTAAGTTTGCACGCATTGGGCGCGAGGCTCAAGGCAACTACCCATCATTGAAAGCGGTTAAATAACTCAATGGCTAATCCCAACGGGCGCAAGGGCGCACAATTTGAAACCGATGTTATGCGTTGGCTTCGTAGTGCTGGTGCTTTGTGCGAACGCTTGGTGAAGGCTGGGTCGGCAGATGAAGGTGACTTGTGCGCCGTTGTTGCTGGCAAAACATACATTCTTGAACTCAAGAATCGTAAAACAATAAGTTTGCCTGAATTTTGGCGTGAAGCTGAAGTTGAGGCAGAAAACTATGCAAAGGCTCGCGGTTTATCCGAGGTGCCATTGCATTACATCATTCTCAAGCGCCGAAACGCTGGGATTGAAAAAGCCTGGGTAATCCAGGACCTTCAACAATGGTTAGCAGAAAAGCATTGAGAACTTTTGATTTCTTTGTTGATCTACCACGATTTGTTGAAGCCAAGTGTGCAGAGATTGAGGATAAGGATTTATTCTTTCCTGATAATCGCACACAAGAGGCAGAAAGACTGCACCAACTCAAAGCAATATGCTCAAGTTGTATTCACGAAAAGGAGTGTTTGGAGTACGCACTAGAAAAACAAATAATCCACGGCATTTGGGGTGGCTCAACGCCAACCGAAAGAGATGCTTTTGTTGTAAAGGATAGGGGTGTCACCTTCAAAGGTATGGCACTTGGAATTATCCAATTACATAAAAAAGGATTGTCTGTCAACGAAATTGCAGGCCAATTGAACACATCGCCTAGTTATGCGAAGCGAGTTGTGAGCAAATGGTTGGCAACTGAACAAGGAGCAGCACCATTACACCAACAGACAAAAGACTCATCCGAAGGCTTGCGTTAATCGTTGTGGTTAGCGTAGGAACTTCATTAACAGTTCAAGCAATAATGGCACCGCCTGCAATACCTGAAGTGGTTATCTACAAAGATCGGCCACATCTAATGCAGGTCAATCCAAAGGAAGTGGCTCGCGAGCTACTTACCGCACATCAGTTCAAGTGCTTTAACGCTCTTATGAGCAAGGAAAGCGCCTGGCAAGATAAGGATAATCCGACTAGCACCGCATCAGGTGTTGGACAGTTATTGGATGGCACTTATCGCAATCTTGGAATGAAGCGCAGCAAATCAACTGTTGCTCAAACGATTGCAGCACTGGCCTACATTGGCCGAAGGTACGGTTCTAGCGGTCCTTGCGGAGCGTGGGAACATTTCAAACGCAACAATTTTTATTGATGGGGGTCAATATGAGCGTAGAAATAGAAACAGGCGTGGTGGATTTTGATGCCAACACTGCCGCTTGGCTGGAGCAGTATAAATCTGCCGTTGCCAAGATCAAGGAACTGCAAGAAGTTGCAGATGTAGCTCGCGCACACATTGAGCGAGCATTAGGCGATAACGAAACTGGGATGTTCTTGAACCGCCCTGTTGTTCGTTACTCATTTGTTGAATCAAGGCGCTTTGATACCAAACGCGCCCGTGAAATCCTACCTGCACAAGTAATAGAGGCTCTTGAGATAGTATCTACATCCCGCAGATTCTCTATTGTGAACGAGGACAATTAACAAATGAATTTCACGCCTTTACACAATCCAGCACAACAGTTGGCCGTTGAACTCGGTGGCATCATTAGTGAAGCAAGTAAATGGTCTCCACGAAGCCAACAGGTGTACATCGGTCCATCTGAAGTAGGGCAAGAATGTGTGCGCAGACTTGCCTACAAGTTGCTCGATTGGGATAAGGCAAATGAATCGGGTGGCGGTTCCTGGGCTGCCAATGTCGGCACCGCCATCCATTCATTTCTTGAAGAAATCTTTGCCAAGATGCCTGAACGATACGAGGTTGAGCAGAAAGTAAAGATTCGAGCAAATCTTTCAGGCACCATTGACCTTTACGATATTGAAAAGGGTTATGTATTGGACTGGAAAACCACTTCACCTGCTGGTGTCAAAGCCAAGCGCAGTGAAGGTGCTACCAGCCAACAGATCACTCAGGTTCAGCTTTACGGTTACGGAAAAGCCCAACAAGGTGTGGAAGTAAATAAGGTTGGCCTTATCTTCTTGCCAACGGGCGGTTCCATTGATGATATGCACATTGAATTATTTGATTATGACGAGCAGGCAGCACTAGATGCACTTGCTCGCCTTGATTCAGTATATTCATTGCTATCTACTATTGATGTTGAGGAAAATCCTGCTATGTGGCCGTTGATTCCTGCAACACCATCTCGAATGTGTATGTATTGTCCGTATTACCGACCTTTCAGCACTGATCTATCAGTTGCCTGCAATGGTGATACTGATGTGTGAGCGTGACGGTTGCGCCTGTAATATGCCAGCCAAAACAATCAATGACATAGCCAAAGAATTGGCTGAACTGACACCACCAATAGAGTTAGAAAACAACTAACACCAAACTCAAACCAAAAAGAAACGGGGGAAAGCCAAATGGCTTTTTCAGCACCTAGCAGTAACACAGAATCGGTCAAAGTTGCCGATTTGAACGGACACTTGCTCATTCTTGAAGCGGTTGAATACAAAACTGGCATCCCAACAGTTCACGGTGATGCCGATGCAATTGAAGTTCGTATCAATGATTTGGATACAGGCTTCAATCACGAATCAGTGTTGTTCTTTAATGTAGCTTTGAAGAACGCATTGAAAAACAAGATTGGTCAAAAAGTATTGGCACGCATTGGTCAGGGGTCGGCAAAGCCTGGTAAGTCAGCGCCGTGGATTCTATTGGATGCAACAGGCGATGCAGATGCAGTGGCAAAGGCAAACGCATTTATTGGTAACGCGGGCGCAGCGCCAGCGCCAGTTGCAGCGGCACCTGCCGCCGCCAACATCAATGACCCTGCAGTGCAGGCATTGTTAGCACAACTGGGAGCAAAACCAGTTAACTAAACTTCTTGGGGTGCTTTTCCTTTCAACCCCAAGAGAACGGCGTTGTGATGGTTCACAGATGAGGGATTGCATCGGGGGATGCAACTGCAGGTTCGATTCCTGCAACGCCACGCAAGACTTAACCGAACGGGGGAACGAAATGAATAAGTTAGAACTGTTTGAAAAGTTGTTTAAGGTAAATACCGCGATCAATGATCGAGATTACAAGCAACTTGCATACGCGCTTGGCTTAACTGACGAAATAATTAAAGAAATGACCATTTTAGATATTTCTGATGCAATAAATGTGCGCTTGAGCGATCTTACTAAACAATTAGAGGAAAGCGAGAAAAACAAATGAGCGAGATGGCAGATGAATTTATTAAAAGAATTGAATTTTTGAGAAATGCTGAAAACACATTTTATTTTGATGGTGATTCAATTGTTTTGGTTCCTAAAGATTTAGAAAATATGAACAAATTGAGAGAATTTGAAGCTGCGCGAGTTCAAGGAATAGAAAACAATTTGCGCAAGAAAATAGCGGGCGAGATTGAAAAAATGTTAAATAAATACCCTGACAATTCTTTTCAAGATGGGTTTAACCACGCGCTTACGCTTAGTGCAGAGATTGCGAGAGGTTAAAAATGCCTTTTTATGAATTCAATTGCGATTGTGGGCATATTGCTGAAGTGTTTTTTGAAATGGATGATGAGAAACGCATTATCTGCGAAGGTTGCAAGAAGAAGTTAATGCAACGCAAGTATTCATTGGGTGGCATTATTCTCAAGGGTGACGGATGGGGGAGCAAGTGAGAACTGCAGTTAGTTTATTCGCAGGTGTAGGTGGTTTTGATTTAGCACTAGAACGCAATGGTGTGAAAGTAGTTGCATCAGTAGAGATAGATAAAAAAGCACAAGAAGTATTGAAAAAGCATTTTCCACAATCAACCATATTCGGAGATATAACGGGGGTAACAGGTGAACAACTCATTGCAGCAGGATTTGAACCTAGAACTGGAATCATCACGGGCGGATTCCCCTGCCAAGATTTATCAGTGGCTGGAAAACGAGCAGGATTGGGTGGTGCTAGATCAGGATTATTCTGGGAAATCTGCCGATTGCTTGACGAAACAAGAGCGCAAAATTTTATCCTCGAAAATGTCCCTGGTTTACTTTCCAGCAATCAAGGAAAAGATATGGCCGTTGTTCTTGAAGCGTTGGTCGAGCGCGGGTATCGTGTCGCATACAGGGTGCTTGATGCTCAACACTTCGGAGTACCCCAACGCCGCCGTAGAGTGTTCATTGTCGGATGTTTTGGAAACTCAGGGAGATCACCTGAAGAAATACTCGCTATCGCCCAAAGCCGCGCAGGGTATCTTGCGCAGAGCAAATCGCCGAGAAAAGACACTGCCACCGCAATTACAACAGGCGCTGGAGACAGTAGCGCAGCAGTAACTTCATTTAGTCCATCAAGTTTTGCTGAATATACAGAAAATGAAAAAGTATCAGCCACATTGCGAGCAGGTGGCGGTGATCTAGGTGGTGGTAGTGAAACTATTTTGATTGATAGCGCAGTTTATGGTCAATCAGGATTTGCAAAATACACCGAAGGTGTAACAACACTTACTGCTACCTCTTACAAAAGGCCTGAAGATAATGTTGTTCTTCACGAAAGCTAAGAGAGCGCAAAGTGTTACAGATTATGAATCTTGGATAGCGGGGGGGGTAGTGCCAACATTGAACGCAATGGATAACAATGGTGAGGCTTACGCAACAGTTTTAATTATTGATGGCACCCGTGTAAATGATGTGCGGGTATATGAAGATGGCATTGTGCCAACAGTTATTTCACGATACGGAACAGGGGGTGGGAATGTGCCTATGGTATTTCCTATACAAGACGGCAGAGAGATTGAAAAAAATCAAAATGGTTTAGGCATTGGTGAGCAAGATGCACCTGCCTACACTCTTGATCGCACTGGTGGGCAATCTGTTGCAATTCCAATTCAAGGAACAGTAATTGGTCGAGCTGATACATCAGGGCCACAAGGTAAAGGTTTTAGCGAAGATGGCTCACCAATGTTCACACTTGATCGCGTAAGTGGTCACGGTGTAGCAACTGAATCAGTCGTGCGCAGATTGACACCAGTTGAATGTGAGCGCCTTCAAGGGTTTCCTGATAACTGGACAGATGGACAGGCAGATTCAAACCGCTATAAGCAAATGGGCAACGCGGTAGCGGTGCCTGTTGTTGAGTGGATTATTTCAAGAATGGTGGGGGAAGATGACCAATGAAATCTTAACAACTGCACTTCGCTTTGCTACACAAGGCATTGTTGTTGTACCCGTAGCACCTGACGGCTCTAAGCGCCCAGGCTTATCTTCTTGGAAAGAGTTTCAAGATCGCCAGCCAACCCAAGACGAGCTACTGACTTGGTTTAACAATGACACTGTTCAAGGCTTAGGCGTTGTCACTGGTCCTATTTCAGGCAATCTTTTGATGATTGAGTTTGAAGGCCGAGCAGTGGAACAGAAACTGCATTTACGAGCTGCAGAGGCAATTAAATTGGCTGGGCTTGAAGATTTATGGCAAAGCATTGTTGACGGCTACACAGAGGCAACACCGTCAGGTGGAATTCACTTTCTTGTTAAGGTAGATGGCTCTGCAATTGACGGAAACACAAAACTGGCATCAAAGCCTGGTGAAGATGGCGGTTGCCTGATTGAAACACGCGCTGCGGGTGGTTTTAGCATCTGCGCACCGTCAGGTGGCACCGCCCACCCGTCAGGTAAATCGTGGTCAATGATTGCAGGTTCAATTGAGACAATTCCAACCATCACAACAGATGAAATGAATGAATTGTTCACAATCTTGGCAACTTTTGATGAAATGCCAAAAGCTGAAATTACCAAGCAAGAGTTGACCAAGCGCGAATTTAACCCAGCGTTACCTGGCGATGATTACAACGCACGAATGACTTGGGAAGAAATCCTTGAGCCTATTGGCTGGAAAAAGGTATTCACCCAAGCCGAAAAGACTCTTTGGCGCAGACCCAATAAAGATGAAGGCATCAGCGCAAGTACCAACCACGGTGGTTACGACACTTTCTATGTGTTCTCAACCAGCACCACATTTGAGGCCAATAAGTCCTACTCAAAGTTTGCAGTCTATGCTCACCTTCATCATCACGATGACTTCAAGCAAGCCGCACAAGCATTGAGATTCTTGGGATATGGCAATGGCGCTAACACGAGCGATTTGGCTGAATACACTTACTCACCTGTAACTGGAGAGATCATTGAATCAGGCGTTGCGGGTGGCGTAGGCGATGGCATTGACATTGATTACCTCACACAACAGGAAATCAAACTAGCCCGCGCCAAGCGCACCGCCAAGAAACTACTTGACCAAGAAGAAGCGGCAAGTAATTATCACCAGCCAACTTATGTAAAGACACTCACAGACGAGCTGAAACTGCCCATAGAGGAAGTTAAGTGGACAATCAAGGATGTATTCCCAACAGGGGCCAATGTGACCTTGACTGCCCAATACAAGGCTGGAAAGACCACCTTAATCAACTCACTAGCACGCTCACTGGCAGATGGCACACAGTTCCTTAATTACTTTGCCCAACCTGAACATAAGGGTCGCGTTGTTATCTTTAACTATGAAGTTTCAGAGAACCAGTATCGCCGCTGGATGAATGATGTGGCAATTGAGAACAGTGACAAAATTACCCTAGTTCACCTTAGAGGCAAGCGATTGCCACTTATCGTTAGTCGTGTTGAGGATTTAGTTGTTTCCATCTTAAAAGACTTAGATGCCCAAACTTGGATTCTTGACCCATTTGCCCGCGCCTTCACAGGATGTGGCGATGAAAACTCAAACAGCGATGTTGGCGTGTTCCTAGACACGCTCGATGTCATCAAAGAGCGTGCAGGTGTCTCAAACCTTGTTTTACCAATCCACACAGGTAGAGCGCAGGAAAACGGCATAGATCGCGCCCGTGGAGCTACACGCCTTGATGACTGGGCAGATGTGCGTTGGCTACTCAAAAAGACTAATGAAGGCCGATTCTTCTCAGCCGATGGCCGTGATGTGCTTCAAGAGGAACAACAGTTGACCTTTGACGAGACAACCCGCTCACTAACTCTTGGCGGTGTTGACTCACGGATGGCCAAGAAGCGTGGCCTTGAAGATATGTGGATTGAAGCCGTCACCGCCAACCCTGGTTTGAACACCTCTCAGTTGTCTGACATCTTGGGAAAGCGTTATGACGATAAAGGATTGAAGGCTGGCCGTGATGCTGCCCTACGAAATCACAAGGTCAAAACACGCGAGGTTGGCCGAACTGTAGTGTGGTTTGCCGCCGATCACTTCGGAGATTGGCAACAAGACCAGGTGGCAAATTGAGCGTGAATTCTAGTACCATAAAAAATTACCTTATTAAGGTAACTTTTTACCTTATTAAGGCCACCCTATATAAGGGTGGCATAATAAGAATGATGGTACCGACTCAATGAGCTACCTTGATTTCAAACCAATGAACTGCCGAACCTGCGGCAATCTTATTTGGGCAGGGGTTAGTGCAACCAGCCGATGCGACATCAAACTTGATACGAACCGACTCAACCTGCCTGAAGAAGTGTTGGCATTGACTGCTGGCCTAGCCACCTACGAAATCCACCGCACTGCCCAATCATTTGAGGCAACCCGAAGAACGGCAACGCGGATGAAGGTGGCAGCGCCAATCGTGCTTGCCACCCACACCTGCAGGCCATTGACTGTATTTGCCGAGCAAGCATCTGATTACTTCAATCGGGTAAAGTTATCCACAACCAGTGAGAAGGTGCCATTTTGAACTGCAACATCTGCCTGCGCCCAACAGATACAACCACCTGCCGAGGATGTCACAAGGCAATAATTGTGTGGCTCACAAGTATCCCTGAGTTGCAGTATCAGGCAGGCTTTTACATTGAACCAGGCAGATCAGGCAGTGGCGCAGTCAGCGCCGAGCGCTCAATCGGTGTCAATGTCAACGCCTTAGATTATTCAATGGCAATTGAGTTACTAGGCATCCTTCACAGTTGGGAGTCAGAGATTCGAAGCGCTAGGCAGTTGACACCGCCCGCGCTGCTCAAGAAGGAACGAACAACAGATATGGAAGTTCAGGTTGCCTGCGACTTTCAACTTGCCCACCTTGAATGGACACTAGGCCAAGAATGGGCAGCAGATTTCTATGGTGAGATCAAAGAGCAGCACGCAAAAGGGATGGCTGCTGCTAAGCAATTTGTTGAGCAACCTAGACGGATTCCTTGCCCAACAGATGATTGCGGTAAGTATGTTGTCATTGATGCAGAAAACCTTATGAGTGATGTGAGTTGCTTTGGGTGCAAGCAATCGTGGACAGTGTTGCGCCTTGTAGCTTTAGCAATGTCTAATCCAAGTCGTAAGTTCTTTTTAGATGCAGAGGCGATAGCGTTATGGTTAGGCATCAGCCAACGGCAGGTGCATAAGATTATCAAAGCCAATGGCATCGCCAAGAATGGCAAGATGTATGACTTGGCAGCAGTCATCGCTCACCGATAAAACTTGACAGAAAAGTTCTAATTGCTTTGCTACACTTTCGTTAACAGGTATTGCCATCCACTTAATTAGCCCAGCCAATAGGTTTGGGCTTTATTCGTTTATGGGATAGGTATGGATACCGAGACAATACAAGAGATAGATGAGGCGTTATCACACGCCGTAGATACTCGCGCCAAGACAATTGATTCCAAGAAACACATCGTTGATAAGTTCATTGACGATCTACTTGATAGCCGATTGGAGCTGACTAAATGCTAAGCATTGCGGTAACAGTCGGTGATGTGTCAACAGACATTGTGACAGATCAACCAATGTCATTTGAAGGAATTGAAACATTATTGTTAAGAGCGACTAACTCAACTCTTGATGCTTACAATCGTTATGTGGTTGTAAATGAGGATTTGGAATCTTTAACAGAGGATGATGACTAACACGCAGGTTTGTAAAAAATGTAAGACAGCAAAACCAATAACAAGATTTCATCACGATAATCGAACACCTAACAAAAGAAGAACTACTTGCAATGATTGCAGAAACTTACACAAAAGAGTTACCAACATTTCATCAGGTCATAGAAAAGATTTGCTTAAAGAACAAAACAACTCTTGCGCTATTTGTGGAATCAATCAAACCGACACAGTACGAAAGTTAAGTGTTGACCATAACCACGAAACTAATCAAGTGCGTGGATTGTTGTGCAACAGTTGTAACTTAGGATTAGGTCAGTTCAAAGATTCTGTTGTGTTCTTATCGTATGCTATTGAATATTTGGAGAAGCACGATGGTATTGCCTAGACCGTGTGCAGGATGTGGTCGAGTAGTGCGAGCATCAAGATGTGTTGAGTGTCAGCGAATAAAAGAAAGAGCTAGACCTACCCGCACCCAGCGTGGTTACGATTACAGTTGGAACAAGTTAAGCAAGCAACTAAGAGAGCAACAACCTTTCTGTTCTATTCCAGGTTGCACTAACAAAGATTTAACAGTCGATCATATAATTCCTTTAAGTGAAGCGCCTTATCTGCGCTTGGAAATTTCTAACTTAAAAGTTCTTTGTCGTATGCACAACAGTCGCAAAGGTAACTCATAGCACACCACATCCCCCGTGGCAATACTCCGTAGGGGTGTAAATGTTTTCAAGCGTGCGGTGTATAAAC